GGACGAGCACGGAAACGAGATCATCAAGCTCGACTTCTGCGCATTCTGCGCGGACTGGGCAGTGAACAAGCTGCTGCGAAAGGCGCTGACCGAGCAGCACGAAGACGAGCAGGCGAGCGAGCGCGCGATGGACAAGCTGGAATTCGACCTGACGGGCGGGAAGCTGCGCGAGAAGGAAACGAGCAGCGAGAAGGAAGCACCGGAGAACGAGCGCATCGGCTGGACGGCGAAGAAAGCGCGGGGCACAGCGGCGGAGGAAAAGAAACCGGCGCCGAACATCAAAGGACGCGGCGCGGCGGAGAAGAAGGTCATTTTCGACGAGCTGCTGCGCTACAAGGAGCGGACGGGCGCGGGCTGGGCCGTGCGCATCGGCAAGGCGACGGGCGGAAAGGTCAACAGCGAGGTCGTGCGCGCGATCGTCACGGACGGCTTAGTGGCAGACATGGCAGTCTGGCGCGGGATCGCAAAGGCGATCGAAACGCTCAGGAAAGAAGAGCGTGAAGCGACATGAAGGTCACGGTCATCTTACAGGCCGACGTGCCGGAGAGCGCCGTGCAGGGGCTCAAGGAGCGCGCGGCGATGGATCTTGAGCGCTACGGCGACATGCGCGTCGTGAAGATCCTCGTCGAAAGGCCGCGCGAGCACGAGCAATTACATCTTTAATCACGCCTGCGGGCGAAAAAGAAGGAGATCATCATGCAGAAGATCAACATTAAGAAGCTGACGAAGGAGAAACTTGCGGAGATGTATGCCGAAGCGAAATCGGCGTATGACGCGGCGATGGATGACGAAGAACGCCGCGTTAGGGAATTGGAAGAGCAGAACAAAGAGCTTATCGCGCTGACGGAAAAGCTCAAGGCGAACGACAAAGCGCTGAGCGAGGCGACGGAAAAGCGGGAGGCCGCGAAGAAGGAGGCAGAGGCGCTGCGCGACCAGGCGCTCGAGGCGCACGGCGAGGACATGAAGGCGCTCGAGAAGGCAAAGAACGAAAGCCGCGAGCTGGCGAAGCAGCTTGGCGAGCGCATGGTGGAGCTCAAGGCCGCGGAAGAGAACGCGCGCAAGGCCGCGGTAGAGATGAACAGCGTCAGGGCGCAGCTGAGCGAGGCGGAGACGAACGCGAAGCGCAAGGAAGAGCTGCTGTGCGCGGCGCTGCACACGATCAAGACCGAGAAAAGCATCAAGGAGGGCTACCACCAGAGCCTCAAGTGGTGCATGGCGCACCCGTGGCGCAACCTGTGGCGCTGCATGAAAGAGCATTTCCGATTCTGACGCCGTGAGCGGGGAGGGAGAAGGGCACATGTTTCGATACAAGAAGAGTGTGCCGGTGAGCTATGAGCGGCAGGGATACATCTATTTCTCGTCGCTCCTCTACCGCGAGATGCCGGAGCGGGCGCAGCAGAAGATCCTGAACCTGTGCATGGAGTGCGGCGGCGGGGACTACTACCGGGCGCTCTTCGAGTTCGTGACGACGGACGCGAACGCGACGTACATCTGCATGAAGCATTCTCTCTCCCGCTCGACGCTTGAGCGGATCGTGCGCAGGTACTACGAACGATTCCCACCACGACTGTAACAGGGCTTCGGCCCTGTGTGCGCTGCCGCAAAAGGGCGCGGCGGCGCACAGAAGGCCGAACGGATACTTTATAGATAACGCGCGCGTGCGCGTTATCGGGGTTCCTTGAGCGCTGGGTTTAGAACCATCTTCCCCGATTGGGAAGAAAGGGACAGGAGGGCAAAGACATGGCGGAGGGCTACTGGGTGATCCGAACGTACACGGCGGGCGCCGTGGGCGAAAAAATAAAATACTGGGTGCCGGGAGAGAGACCGACACGCTCACAGAGAAAGATCAAGAGCGACATCAAGCAGCAGCAGCGGAACGAGGCGAACGCGGAGAAGAAGCTGGCGCGCACGCTGAACGAGAATTTCAGCCACGCCGACCACCTGCTGCGCCTGAGCTATGCCGAGGAATCCTTTGCCGCCCTGGGCGGAGAGGAAGAAGAACCGGAAACGCTGTGGAAGAATGCGAACCGGCAGCTCAAGCTCTGGCTGAGAAGAACGAGGCGCGCCTGCAAAGCGGCAGGGGTGCCGTTTCGCTATGTGCCGGTGACGGCGGATTTAGACGGCAAGACGGGCGAATACGTGCGCGTGCATCATCACGTGGTCGTGAATGCGGAGGCGGCGGAGATCGCGCGCGAAAAGTGGACGGCGGGCGGGACGCACTGCGAGCACCTGTACAACGAGGTCGACTATCTGCCGCTGGCACACTATCTGCTTGCGCAGGTGCGCTATGTGCCGGACGAAAAGAAATACTGCCCAAGCCGGAATCTCAAGCAGCCGCAGCCGAAGGACGTGATCGCGCGCTCCGGCGCGGAGCTGAGCGTGCCGCGCGGCGGGCAGCTGCTGCATCGCGCGGGCTGGACGCCGGGCATGCCGCAGTACATACGCTACATTCTGCCCGAGGTGGGCAAGATCCGGCGAGAGCGGGAGAACGAGAAGAGAACGGAATAGCGAGAGAGCAAACGCAACACGATGACGCGCGCGGGGGAGCCCGGGCGCGCTGTGCGCGTGCGCGATCGGAAAGCATTTGCCGCACTTCGCGCGCGTGCGCGCGAGGAAACGCCGATAGCCTTAGAGCCGCAAGGGATTGCGGCTCTTTTTTCATGCCCGAAAGTTGACGGTTCGTGACGTGTTGCATTTGCTACACTTTTTTCTAACAGGAGAGAAAAGAGGTGAGGCGCGAATGGCGCGGCAGAAGAAATACGGCACGGCGAAGGCACTCGAAAAGGCGTGCGAGCGCTATTTCGCGTCGATCACGCGGCGGGTGAAGGTGACGGAGCTGGTCGACTCCGGCGAGCGGGACGACAAGGGACACGTCATCATGCTGCCGGTGCCTGTGGAAAACAGCCTCGGCGAAGAGCTATACACGACCGAGTACCTGCTGCCGCCGAGCATGCACGAGCTATACCTCTTCCTCGGCATCGACAAATCGACGTGGAGCCGGTACATGGGCGAGGGCGAGGACTATGCGCGCGTGGGCACGTGGGTCTACGAGCGCATGAAGGCATGGAACGAGCACGAGATGCTGACGCGCGAGGGGAAGAACCTCAAGGGCATTCTCTTCAACCTGACGAACAACTACGGATACAGCGAGAAGAAGGAAGTGGAGCTCGGCGAGCGGGCGACGAAGACGGTGACGGCGGCGAGCATTCCGCTCGAGGACCGGCAGGAGATGCTGCGCGAGCTGATGCAGGAGTTTGAGCGCGATGAGCGGGAAGACGGAAGCGAGCCTTGAGCGAGAGCTTGAGGTGGCGCTGTGGTGGCGGGACTTTCGCGCGACGAACAACCGCGCATTCCTGCCGCTGCTATTCGACCGGCACCGCTATCTCGTGCTCAAGGGCGGCGGCGGCTCGGGCAAGTCGATCTTCGCCGGGCGCAAGATCTTAGAGCGCGTGACGAGCGAGCCGGGGCACCGCTGGCTCGTATGCCGAAAGGTCGCGCGGACGCTGCGCGAGAGCTGCTTTGAGCAGCTGTGCGGCAAGATCTCGGACTACTACCCGGAGAGCGGGGCGAGAGTCAACAAGAGCGACATGAGCATCACGTTTTCAAACGGCAGCAAGATCCTCTTCGCCGGACTCGACGACCCGGAAAAGCTCAAGTCGATCTACGACATCACAGGAATCTGGATCGAAGAAGCAAGCGAGCTGGAGAAGAAGGACTTCGATCAGCTGGACATTCGACTGAGAACGAACTTCCCCTACTACCTGCAAATGATCCTGACCTTTAACCCGATCAGCATCACGCACTGGCTCAAGAAGCGATTCTTCGACCACCACGACCCGCGCGCGACGGTGCACGAGAGCACGTATCTCGACAACCGCTTTCTGTCGGCGGAGGCTATTCGGACGCTCGAAGCCTTCCGCGAGACGGACGAGTACTACTACCAGGTCTACTGCCTCGGCCAGTGGGGTGTGACGGGCAAGACGGTATTCGACGCGAAGAAGGTGAGCGAGCGGCTGCTCGCGGTGGAGCGGGGGAAGAAGCCAAAGCGCGGGTGCTTCGAGAACATCGTCAAGGCAGACGGCGTGCATCTCGAAAGCTGGGCGTGGGTGGACGATCCGGACGGCGCGGTGACGATCTACGAAGAGCCGGTGCCGGGGCGGCCCTACGTCATCGGCGGCGATACGGCGGGCGACGGCAGCGACTACTTCGTCGGGCAGGTGCTGGACAACATCACGGGCAAGCAGGTGTGCGTGCTGCGCCACCAGTACGACGAGGACACCTACGCGCGGCAGATGTACTGCCTCGGAAAGTACTACAACGACGCGCTGCTCGCCATCGAGACGAACTTTTCAACGTACCCGGTGAAGCTGCTCGACCTGATGGACTACCGGAATCTCTACGTGCGCGAGGTGGAGGACGACTTCACGGGGAAGACGAAGCACGCCTTCGGCTTCCGCACAGACCGGCTGACGCGGCCGGTGATCCTCTCCGAGCTCATCCGCATCCTGCGAGAGAGCATGAGCACGGTGAACGACCGCGACACGCTGCTTGAAATGCTGACGTTCGTGCGGCGGGAGAAAGACCTACAGGGCGAGGCCGAGAGCGGCGCGCACGACGACTGCGTGATGGCGCTGGCGATCGCGCACTATGCGCGGCCGCAGCAGACGATGGAAATTAAGACCGCTGGCAGCGCGAAGAAAACGCGCTGGACGGCGGACATGTGGGAGGACTACAACGGCGCGACCGAGAGCGAGCGGGCGGAAATGCTGAAGCTCTGGGGCGAGCCGCGATAAAAGGAGGAGAACATGGCAAAGGAAACGACGGGCCACACCGTCAGCGAGAAGCTGAGAGAGTGGCAGGAGCGG